GTGATGACGATTCCAACCCCGATGTAGATGTATTTCGCGTGTTTCTTCTGCTCGGCACGATTCTCTTCTGCCTGCCGCTGGTTCTCTTCGTGCTGCTGATCCCGCCTTGCTTCGGCTTTTTCTAGCTCATGGCGAACGTCCAAGGCGTCCTGCTTTGCGTTGTTGGCCTTATGGGTAGCTAGGTCATAGGCATATTGGCGCATTTTGTCTTCGAGAGTAGGAGGCCCAATCACAATACGTTCAATGTTTAGCAAGGCAGTCTCCACGCGCGTTACTCGCTCTTCCAACACTCCACCCCCTCGGTTCCCACCTCTCTAAACTGCTCAAACATTGCTCACGCTCCCCTCTGGGGGTGTCAAAAATAGTTTTCTCTCTGCCTCGCGCCGTCTCTGCAGACCTGGATTGACTTTCCCGTTTACTTTGTTCCATATCAAAATTGCCGCAGAAGCCGCTAGATATTGGTTCTCATTCAGGCTCCGCAGAACTGTCGAGCATGCAAAGTTCCCACGCCCGATGTTGTAGACCAGAGACACAAGCGCATCGAACTGGTTCTGTGTCAGTGGAACTTGCACCAGATCATTGATTGCGGCCTCTGCCGTCTTCAGGTCGTCAGCTAAGAACTGCTCGGCCTGAGTGATGTTGCAGGTATCGCCCATGTGCACGCCTGAGGTGTGACCGACTCCAATCGTCGGAATGCCGTTTTGGTCCTTGTACGCAGAGGGGGAGAAGCCTTCAAACTCTTCAATGAGCTTGCGGCCAATCGGGGAGGTCGTCACTGGATTGTGAACCCTCCTGTAATCGTCATGCCGCCCGTCATGCTAGGTAGGCTCGCAGGGGTCGTGATGGTGTACGCCGCAGAGCCAACCGAAGAATCCAGGAAGCCAGATTCCGATGCGATTGCCTTTAGCGTGAGCGAGGATGCGACAGATACAGCCGTGGAATAAGTCGAGCCGTGAGTGCAAGTACCTGCGCCGTTTGCAGTAGGGGTTGACCCGTCTGTGGTGTAGCAGAGCGTTGCCCCTGCGGTGGTGGAGGATAGGACAACGCTCTGAGTGCCGGTATACGTACCCGCCACAGGCAAGAAGGTGGGCGTTGCCGCAGTCGGGGTGCCTCCGGGCGAGATCACCACATTGCCCGTACCGGTTGCGGCGAAGGTCAGCGTTCCAGCGTTATCCGTAGTCGCAGAGGCCGGAGCGCCTGTGGCCGAGATGCTGTAGGTCGTGTTCGGGGTGAGGTCTGCAACGTAGTGGGTGGTCGCCCCGGAAGCCGGGTAAGTCACACCGGTAAACGTTGCCAGCGAGCGCATGAAGCAGCCCATCACGGTTTCGCCTGCAGTGAAAGCACAGTCGTATCCTTGGCCTGCCGTCGATTGCACCAGGGTCGGAGTGCCGGGAGTAAAGCCACTCGCTCCCCACTCCAGATCGTTCAGGAATTGTGCCGAGGTTGTGTTCGATGGTGGCGAGACTTTGAGAGAGGTATAAGGCTCCCAATCGTTCGGTTGGAAGTTGTCCAGATCGCCAGAGAAAGTTCCGCTCGATGCCCCGCTGATGACGGTGACGTTCCCGCCAGAGTTCATTGGGTTTGTCGCCGCGACAACGGCTCCGTTCCAATAGCAGCGGATGTTGGCCGAGCCGAGAGCTACGCCGGTTACTAGCCCCGTGCCGTTGACGGTCGCAACGCTCGGGGTGTCTGAGGTCCACGCGGCACTCGCGCTCACATCTGCCGTCGATCCATCGGCGTAATGTAGCGTGCAAGTCTGCTGCATTGATGTTCCATTTTGCAGAAGCGCAAACGTGCCAGTCTGGAAGATGTATTGAGGGAGTTTGACGTTGGTTAGTGTTCCGCTCGCAGGCAGGAGAGTGGTGTAAGCCGCTTTCTGCGCTCCAGAGCGAGTCAGCCACACAGCCTGGTTGCCGGTGATCGTCGGGGCTCCAGGGGTGTTGATCTGCACTGACTTTGGGTTGGAGGTCGTAGTCGTCGCGCGGTCGTAGGTGAGGATGTGATTCGAGCCACGCAGATAGAGGAAGTCCCGCGAGGAACCGAGGATGTCCAAATACCCGACGTACTCGTTGAATCCGCCCTTGGTGTTGATCTGTGCTGCTGCGTAGGTGGGCAACTCGGAATGAAGCAGCGGAGAGAAGTCCTGCTGTAGCCCGTGCCACCAGTCGCCACCTGAAGCGTAAGACCAGTAGTAAACGCAGGCAGGAGTGCCGCAAGAGCCTCCCGTGTTCGTGATGGAGGGCATGTTGGCTTGCGTGGCCGAACTCATCAGCGCGTTGTAGTCGTCGAACTCTGTACGGCCTTTGGTGATGTACTCATTGCCTGAGTAGACCTGGAATCTTCCACAGGTTGGGTGCTCGTGGTCGATTAGGGCGATGGCGCACCCAAAGTCTACGTAGGAGTTTGCATTCCCGCCTGTCCAGCCATTCCTCAGAATGAGGTGCTGGTTGTAGCTGCCGTTATAAAGATCCGTTGGAAGGGAAGGTCTCGGGTCTGCAGGTGGAGAGGTAACGGGATTGCCTGAAGGCAGGGCGAGGAAGAGATTGAACGCGACGCCTCCGGCAACGTCGTTCGAGAGTTCCGCCACAAGTCCGCAGTTGTCGGAGCAGCCCATCGCCGTTCCGTCAGGTCCGCCGAAAGCCGTATTGAGAATCGGCCACTCCAGTAGTGCGTTGCGGTCGGTGCGGCCCGTGTAGGTGTCAAACGTCAGGGTTGCCGCAGAGGTGCCAAACCAGCCAGGGAAGCGGTAGTACTGATTCGTGTCGCCAGAGTTGATGAATGCAAAGGCTGGAGAAGTCCCTGCGAGATTGCCGTTCTTCGGCGCCATGCCAGAGAGGAATTCAAGGTCAGCAACTCCATGCAAGTCCCACCAACTCGACGTTGCAAGGGACATCTGCGGCCCATAAGTCAGCGGATCGGTATACCCCGCAGTCCAGACCATATTCAGCGCGTCTCGGAGAGAATGAAGTTCCGCACCGTAGCCTGAACCTTCACTCGACTCTCCACCTCGGCCATCGCCAAAGCACGGAACCTGCCCTGGCCCTATCTCCGCGTCCCCCTGCCAGTTCGCGCACATCGGCTGCGTTGGGAGGTTGGCATACTTCGCATTGAGGGCTTGCCACGAGACGTTCGGGTCTTCGAGGTGGACGTAATCGCCATAGAGATAGACCGAAGTGAAGTAGTTGAAGAAAGCGTGGCGAGAGCCGGCAGTCCAGTCTGGGCAGACGGTTGAACGCGAGGCCGAGCAGGTATTCGAAGGTGGAGGGTCGTCGGTGTTGTTATCGTCGAACGTTAGGGACAGTCCAGCCAATAGCGTGTTGCGCGCAAGAGCGTAGTTATTGCCCATCGTTCTGACGCGGCTCACAGCTCCTCCGAGAGCTGCGAGAGAGTTGTAGGTTGACGTATCGTTTGTATTGCCGTTCGGCGGCAGCCAAGCCACTGCGCCAAACGTTCCGGTCACCGTATACCGGAGGGCGTTGTAGACATAGTTTCTGGCTACGGTGAGGTCTGCCGGGGATGTAATGGCTCCAGATCCGATCAGCCAATCTGTATCGACGGCATAGTAAACGTCATCCCCGCGCCATTCATCCTCACCCGGAGCCTGTGCCCCTGAGTTGAACTGGTTCATAAACCACACCCAGCCGTCATGGCCGTAGCAGTTCCAGTTGTAGGTTGGATCGGAAGGGTCTACCAGGGCCATCAGGGCGTAGTAGAAGACGTGGCGCTGCATGAACCCATCTCCACTGCCGCTGGGGGTGTGGGTGCCTCCGCACGCCCCGCCAGTGCCCCAGCCAAAGAGAGCGTTATCGGTGTTGAACCACGAGATAGCCTGATTCTTGAGAGCTGTAGCTTGCGGGCTGCCCGCTGCAAACTTGGCCTGCAGCGCTGTCAGATCGGAGGCGCGGATGTAGAGTCTTGGGTGAGTTGTGGCAGGGGTCGGTGAGCCGGTGATCGTGATGGTCGATGTGCCCGCGACGGCTCCGTTCGCGTTCGACGTTGCCGTGAGGTGGTATGTGCCTGCGGTAGTCGTATAGAGAGCGGCGGTGCACGGCTCGTTGACCACGCAGGGGTTCGTGCCGACGATGGCGCCGCCATCAGGGGCAGTCCAGGTGACCGTCTTATCATTGACGCCATTCACGATCGCAGTGACGGTCTGATAGGACCCGCGAGGCGCTGTCACCGTGGATGGATACACGTAGATCGACTGCCCATAGAGCCAGCCATTGCAGGCGTAGAGGGCGAAGAGCGCGGCGAGTTTGAGGAGGGCTTTCACAGTGCTGCCGCCTTGTACTTGAACTTCGGGTGAGACCGGATGTAGGCGTGGGCCTCACGCTGAGTCATGTAAGGCGAGAACATCAGGCCGTTGTTGATGAGCAGGATTTGGTAGTCGGTGAGTTTCATTTCGTCACCACCGTGCAGACCACGCCGGTAATCGTCTTGGTGCCGTCAGGATTCGCAATGACCGTAGAATCGGGTGCGAGGGCGCAGGTAAACTTCCCTGTAAGACCAGAGAGGGAGACTGACCCTGTGGCAGCCGCAGTCGTGCCGGTCACTGGAGCCTGATAGGCCGGAAAGGTAAACGAGCACGTTCCGCCGTTCCTCGGAATCTTGCAGGCCGCTGACTGACTTTGGATCGCAGCCGTACCTGTTACCGGGGCAGGAGGCACGGAGGCAGTCTGGGCAAACCATGGAGGGCAGAACAGGAGCAATAGAAGGAGTAGCCTTTTCATTGGTCTCTATAGCCTGGCGATGCAGATGTAATTCACCTGGTCAGTTCCGGTGCCGTGGATTGTGAGGACTCCGGCAGTGGCAGACACCTGAACGGCGGCTACTGCGGTCACGTCAGACGCGGTGCATACTGGGGAGTGGGCATAGGTGGTAATGAAGGTGTAAGTGGCCACGCCGCCAGAGAGAGTCAGGGTGCCCGCAAGATCGGAATTGGCGGTGGTCGTGGTGATGTGGTTAGGGAAAAGGTTGAAGGAGTCCAACTCTAATGCACTGAGAACGGCGGTATTATCGTTGGCGGTCCCGTTACCGAAATGGATAGTACCTGCCGAGTCCCGCCACATGCAGGTGTCCGCAGACGAAGGTGTCGGCGAAGGGTTGGCGATGTTGGTGACATTGGCCCAGCAGTATCCTCGGTTCGCGGCGGCGATTTCTCCTATTCCATCGTTGATCCAGAGGAAATTGGTGCCGCTGCCCAGGTCGCCGCCGTTGTTGAATATGAAATTTCCACCGGAGTTCGCAGTCGATGGAACAACGAAGTTCTGGGTTCCGGGCGTCAGTCCCCAGCCATACCGATGCGCCGCTCCTCCGTCAAACATCGTTAGGTCAAAGTTGCCGTAGTTCGTCCCGAAGTTGATAGTGTGGTTCAGGCCTCCGCTGCCGCCGATGGTCACGTCTCCGTTTGCGACGAGGGAGCCGACTTGTAGACCCCGGTCCGCCGTCACGACAAAGGCGCTGCGGGCATTACCCTGACTGGTCACACACAGGTCGCTCGATACCCCGGTGAACGGATTCAGGTTGCACGGGGTGAGGAAAGTTGGGGTAAGTCCTCCACCGGCAGGAAAATCAAACTCCACGCCCGCATGGTTACTAGCTCCATCTCCCGTCCCGGATACCAAGCCGGTGTGGGCGCTAAGAATCCCGGTGCTCCAAAACGAATTGCCGAAGATGTCGTGATCGAAGTGGAATCCGTCGGTCGCAATCGAGAAGATGCCCCAGCTCGGGTCGCGCCAGATGTTGTAGGAAGTCTGCCCCGGCTGGTGCGCGCTGAAGTAGAAGCCATTGGTCAGGGGCGTATAACTCGCCTGCAACGTGCTGTCGAATACACCCACCTGCTGCAGGAACCATGGCTCAGAGAGCGGCCCACCAAACGGCGTGTACGAAGAAGTCGGCTCGGCATTCTGGCCTATGATCGCAGTCGCCAGGCCGTTCGCCCCGTGCCCTGCAATAGCCGAACGGAATCCCAGCAGTTGCGCATTGGAGACAGAGGGCTGGTCCAGCAGCGCCGTCAAATCCAGCCCAATGATGTTCTGCGATTCATAGTGCGGAGACTGTAGGGCATCGCCAACCGAGAAGTACGAGTTAGGCGAAAGCGTGGGCAGCGATTCGCCTGGAGTCCACGCCGAGCCTAATGGGTTGGTTGTATCAACCTTCAAAATGCGAGCAGTGGCATAGAGGTGAATGCCCGAGCTGGCCCCACCATCAAATGTCTCCCAGGCATATCCAGGGCTCGGCCACTCCAATGCTTTGTCCGCCCCATAGTTTTCGAATGTAGCCAGCACGTGCGAGCCATCAATGGAGATTGCCGGCAGTGCAATAGGGGCAAGTTGCGCATCCATCGACAGCGCCATGCAGTCGCCCTTCGCAATCAGGATCGACGTGTTCGGCATAGACAGGGGAATGGTGATGGTCTGGGTGGGAGAAGTGCCGCTCACCGTCGAGATAATGTTCTGCTCGGTGAAATTCGACCCGATGACGCAGGCATGGTCTCCAGCCGCAAACGTACCCGCACCAGCTCCAAGGGTAAACGTCTGCGACACGGGAGCATCCCACGAGGTATTCGGCGTCAGGTTCGCGCTGATAGCCGTGCCCCAAGCCGTAGCCGCCGGTGGCGCAAAGTCGGTAGAGATCGATGATACCCAACTCACACCGGCCCCGCCGGGGGTCATTCCAGTTGCATGGCCGGACCCTCGCACCACCGAGAGATCGACCATCCATCCACCGCTAACCGGGGCGCAGGACTGATTCTCCAGAGCGCTGCAGCCTCCGTCGCTGGTGAACGTCGGCGCGGTGTTGGTGCCGCCCGTAATCGTCCCAGTCCAGGTGTTGATGACCTCCCCTATACGCCAGAAATTCTTGCAGCCTTCGTCGCTTGGATAAGCCACGCCCGTCTGGCAGTTGTGGTCGGACTGCTGCCCTTGGAAGTCTCCAATCCCAAACCCGGAGGTATTGCTTGACCAAAGTTGCTTGATACCGGAGGTGACGAAGGCTCCATTATTCGAATCGGCAAAGAGCTGCGAGCTGCGGCTCTCAAACCCTCCATATCCAGAGTTCCCGCCGTAGACATTATGGGTAAGGACGAACGCCGCCAGATTAGAAGTTGCGCCGGGTAGCCCGTGCATGGACCCGTCATCAGCACTATCTACGGCGAAGCACCCCCATTTAGTGAATGTTGGTCCCGTCAGGATGCAGTTCGGAGCCGCCACTGTCATTTGGAATGGGTTCTGCACTCCGCTGATACTGCTGGCCTCAAAGAAGTGCGAACTTATCGTGCTCGCCACAGAGGAAGTAGCCAGAGGGACAAAGTTTAGGGTCTGACCCGAGAGAGCCCCGCTCCCCAAGCAATTGAAACTTGCGCCATTAGCCGAATACTTCAGGCAATGCGACACAGAATCGGCATAGAGAATGTCGTGCCCTGCTGCCGCTGTGGCTGCGGTACCTTCTAAGGCATTGAGCGTCCCACCCTGCCCAGTACCGGTGTTGACCGAGAGCGGATGGGTGATAGTCGTAGTCGTGCCGTCATCGCAAACAGGAAGAGAGGAGGTTGAGGTCGTTCCCGATGCGGCTTTGGGTGCGCAGCCTGCAGTTTGCCCGGAAAGTGTTCCCGATCCCGCAGGTACGCAGGAATTCGACTGCGGCGAATAGACGTATCCCGGCGTCGTGCAGCTTGGAGCACTCTGTAAGAGATTGCCAATGTCGGAAGAGGTGCCCGGACGCGAAGTTGTGGAGCTGGTGCCATAAACAACCGCATTTGTCGGCAAAGTGGCCCCTGATCCCGCGGTTGTGCCTACTTGAACGCCTTTCCCAAGCTGAACTTGGGCGAGGGCAAGCGCAGAACCTCCCAGCAACGCGATAATGGCGAGCAGTCTTTTCATTGATTTCCTCTTAGTGGCCGAAGCAAACCCAGCCAACCGGCATGGAATTGGTGAAGTGAACGGAAGTCTGGGAAGTGTCGAGCGAGACTGTGATGTGCCCTATATCGAAGGCGGGGATCAGAGTAGCGACCATGTTCCAACCGCTTGTGGGGTTCTCCGATTGCACGTCCGCTGTGCAGCTAAACACTGCGTTCGGAAAGGTCAAAGGGAGAGCAGTAGAAGGCGAGCTGCAATGACTCGCCCCACATGCACTGACGGTAATGACGCCCCACTCGACAATGACTCCCCCTGGAAGAGAGGCCCAGCCATTCGTCGAGAGTCCTGAGCCTGCAGTCGGTAGAGCTATGCCGGTGTCCGTGGTGTTTCCAGAGGCGTCGAATACCGCAATATCTCCCGAGGTCGTCGTGCCAGTAGAGTGCTGGACCTTTAGCCCTGTGCCCTGGTTGTCTGTGATGGCCGTTCCGGAGGCTACTTGCACCGAGGTAGGGTTTATCGCTCCAGGAAGGGCTACATAAGCGGTCGTGGCTACTTTGGCGGAGTTGTCACTTGCAGGCTGAGTCGTCGCCGTGATCCCGTCAGGAATCGAGCTTGAGCCTGCGATATTGCTTCCCGCTGCGGGGTAGATAGCGAGCTGATTGATGGTCCCTGCAGCAATCGCCCCAGCCCCTAGGGAGGCCAAAGCCGTTGCGGGAGTCGTAGTATCGAACGTCCATGATGTCGGTGTTCCTAAGGCCCCAATCGTGACGTAATGCGCACCCAAAGTGCCGATGTTCAGCGTGTGGTTGGTGGTGTTGATGGTTATCGAGGAGTCGCAGGTAAGTCCACTTGCGGAAGGGTTTGCAATCTGCACCGCAGAGGCCGGGGAGCATGGGAATAAGTTCCCTGCGTTGACCTGATCCACCGACCAGATGGTCGATCCTGACTGGTCTTTCAGAACAAACTTGTAGGAATTGTTGCCAACCCAGATATTCGCCCCGCCTGCAGGGTCAAGGATGATAGGGTTGGTGTTCATACTGGTGCCGCTGGCATCCGTATAGGTCGCTAACGGGGTAGTTGTCCCAGCGACGAACGTCTGCAATGTGCAATGAGCGCATGGGGCGCCTGCACCATTCACAAAAGTCACATGCGGGTTCTGGACTGGGGAAACAGGCACCTGCGCCCCCAACGCGCAACACATCGCAGCCGCAATGAGCAGCAAACGTTTCATTTAGTGACCTTTCTGGGTAAAATGCGCTGGTTACTGCTGATTCCGCTGGTGTTTCTAGGGCAATGGCTCAGACGGAAGATTCGCGGCTGGCCTTACAGGTAACCTTTCGCCTTTTGTTCCACGTGGAACATTCGCGTGTAGCGGTGTACACTGCTTGCCCGTACCGTTGCTGCTGGATTGGGAAATCTAGCCGCCCCAAGGGTGCCAAGCTCACTGGTGCAACGGGACGGACCTGCTTGGAGGCCAAATGCTTGCGATATTCGCGGTGCTAGTGCTGTGCGGCTTTGTCCTATTTCTGGCAGACTTCATCCAGGGATTCATCGTGGACGCTAGGACTTCGGCTGCGGTGGGGCTGACTAGTCTGGGCGTTTGCGCGTTACTCTTGGTTGGCTTCTTCGCGTTTTGTCTTTAGTTACTGAGAATTCTTCGCGCCTGCAAAGCAAGGCTTTTCATAACGGCAGAGCCTGGCTTCATGCTGCTAGCCCTCAACAAGAGCTGCTGACCTTCTGGTTTCGCCTTGAGTGCTGATAAATCCTGTGAACTTAGCCCCTCGGTCGCTAAATTGGTCGCACCCTTATCGGTCCAGACCTGTGTCGCTGGCTGGCGTGCCTGAATCCTAGCCTTGAGGACATCCGCTGCAGTGGGGTCAGGGGTATATTCTGGACCGCTGATCCCCGTCGAATTGCCAGTCACAGGAGTGCGAGCCATAGAAGGCGGGGGAACGCCTGTAGATGTCGGCTGGGGAAGATTCAAAGGCTGAGGCCGGATACTTCTGAGTGCTGTATTGACTTGCCGGTTACCAATGATTTCCGGGCCGCCCTGTGCGGGTTGCAGTATCAGACGGTCTACTAGACCGGCCTTGCTTCCGATAGAACCAACCGTCGTTCCGCCCATGGCCTGCTTGCCTGCTGCAGCGGTATCCGTATTAGCAGACATCTGAGCCTCATCCGCGATAGTGCGGAGCTTTCCGGCCTGCTGGCGCACAGCAGCAATATCCGAAGGCTGTAGCCCTGTTGCCTGCGCGAGTTTGTTGTGCAGAATGTTTGTAAGTGCTTGCTTTTCTGCAATCAAATCAGCATCGCTGACGTTAGCTGCACTGGTCTGGGACGCCAGCCCCTTGCGATAGTTGGGGTTCAATTCCTGATTGATCGTATTGATTCGGTCATTGATCGACCCAAGTGTGGCGTTTGGGCCTTCGCCTACCGTAGCACCTCTATAGTTCGCCGGGACAGAGGTGATCTGCTTGGCGTTTGGTCCAAGCAAGGCATCGTCAAAGTGAGCCTGTACCGCATCAGCCGCCTGCTTCGCGGCATTGGCGAAATCAACTTTAGAGTTGATCGGAATGTTATTTTTCTGCGCATAATCGACGATTGTTCCCGCTTCATCCGTCGCCGCCCGAATGAAACTAGGTGCTGCCTGAGGGGAAACTACCAGAGCCTTCGCTAGATTGCGGGCCGCCATGGTCTGCTGTGTTGCCGACTGCGTTGAAGGATAGAAGCGCGATTTTGCAGCGGCAGCCGCATCGGATACTGTGCCAGGAATAGACCGCATCGCATTTATGCCTGCCTGCACTGGCGCGGGATTAGGAATTACAGGCCGCCCCGGAACGGTCGCATCTGCCACTCCCAAGACCGCTGGCGCAGCCTGTGCGGAAGCGCCGATCAGTGTGCCGAGCGAACCGGGATTAGTGAGCGTGTCGCCTACTTGAGAGAGGTAGGACTCTCCTGGTTTAGGGGTGGGCTGTTGGTCTGCCAGTTTATCCATCGCAGGCCCGACTATAGGAATGGCCGTCACTGCGTGCTGGACGACGCCAGCGGTGTTGCCCTGCTTGCCTGCCTGATAAGCTTGCTTGACCTCGCTCCCGGACCTCATAAGCCCTTGCGTGAGGCCGTCGATTGCGGTCTGCCCCGTAATTCCTTCGAGGAGCTGCTGGATGGGATGGGCGCGGAATTCATCTAGCTTTTGCTTGGCGGCTTCAGCAGTAATGCCTAATTGAGAGCCTAGCGAGTGCCAGAGGCCTTCAGGCGGAGCCTCGCTTTGTGCTGTCACAGGCTTGAAGCCTGCTTTCAGTGCGTCCTGCTGGCGGTCCATAGGGATATACCCCGCCTTGCCATCCGGCGAGGTCATCTCTACGGCCTGCTTGAAACCTTTGGCTATGGCCGCCTGAACCTGTTCTTGCGGAACTTCACCCGAGGTGCCGTCAGGGGCGAGCATGGGAACTGTCGGCATTAGTGAGCCTTTCCCCCAAACTGCGCGAATGGATCAGCGGTATTCCCGCCGTTTTGATCCCCGAAGTTCGGCTTACCCTGCTGGCCTTGGTTGTACTGTGCCTTGAGGTTGGCAGCCTTGGAATTCAATAACAGCCGGTAGGTGGCGATGGCACCCTTGAGCTGGATCGGGCTTTGTACGCGGCTGAAAGTGCTATCTACCTTGGCAATTTCCGGATCTGTAGCACCCGAAGCCTTCAGCGTCGCCGCTACTTCGCCAGCCATCGCGTTCTTAGCCGCCTCAAAGTTAGTCGGAGCGGGGTTTCCTGTCTGCTGTGCCCACGCCTGCGCAGCTTTGTTGAATACCTGAATATTCGAGTTATTGAGATCGGTCGCCAGTTTATCGAGCAAATTCAAGTGTTGTGTTGCGGTATTGAACGCAGTGAGCTGCTGGCCGCCCTTGCCGCTTGTGAAGTACTTCTCATTGGCTTGAACAGTCTTCACGTCGCCGCTGTTCGGAGCTTCTTTGCCAATTGCATCCTTGCGGGTCACAAAGACCGTGTTTCCTGGATTGTTTGGGTCGGCTACTGCCTGTGGCATCTGCAGATAAGTGGAGGCCCTGACTTCTGCAGGCTGAATCTTCGTCTCTTTCGTGTACTCCTTGAACGCCGCCAAACGGTTCTGTGCGGTGTCAGGCAGCCCATTAGCTTTCAGATAGTCCGACTCGAACTTGTCTACATCGGTACTCCCGCCGCGAGCCACGTTCATGTTCTTTTCGGCTGCGGTCGCTGTTTCCGAAGCCGTCTGCGCCTGCTTTTGAGCCGCATCCATCTGCTGCGACTCAGACATCAGACCCTTTTGCATTAGGGAAAGCTTCTGACGAATCGCTGCGGGATCGCCGGATTGAGCAATCTGCTGGGCCATCTGAACATGCGGAGGGTCCAGCAAGCCTTTCTGCGCCAAATCCTGAGCCGTCTGGACCAATCCTTGCGCCAGTTGATCGTCCGGCATATTGGAAACATTGCCCAACGCCCCGGCGATCATGTCGTTTTTGCCCTTCATCGTTTCGAGATTCTTCGCACCGGTGGTCGCGTCATCCGCAGCGATCTTGGAATAGGTCTGCTGCTGCTCCAAGACTTTGCTCTTTAGCCCCATGACGGCTTGGGCCGAGGCACCATTCTTGATAACCAGCGGAATGAGCGAATTTACGTCTTTACCATCCCAATCGTGCATGGCCGCTGTCATGGCCTGCTGGTCCTTCAGCGCCTGTTGCTGCTGTTGGATACCCAACTGCCCAGACTGAATGCTCTGCTGGGCCTGCTGCTGCTGCAGGGGTGCCATAGCGGCGCGCTGCTGATATTCCTGCTGCGCATTGCGCAAAGCGGCGAGCTGCCCGAACTTCTGCAGGATGTCAGGCTGCTGCGGGGTCTTTAGATCGAGCGCCGGTAATGCCATCAGACTGCCCATTTAGCCTCCAAGTTCGTTCGGGATGCCGAAGAGTCCGCCGCCACTGCCATACCCGCTGCTCATGCCGCGCAGCAGAGCTAGATTCGTCAGATTCCCTCCGATTCCGCTGATGCCCTGATTCCATGCATTCGCTCCGCCGACATAGCCCGAAGCCGTCGCAGCAGCAGCATTATTCAACTGCTGGCCCTGCTGGGCACCAGATGTCAGGAGATTGTTGGTCACGTTATTCGACGCAGCCTGCCCCTCTTGACCTAATTGAGCTGCCGTGGTCTGTCCGACTCCTGAAAGTGCAGCAAGCCGGTTGTACTGGTTCGCCTGATTGGTGTTGTAGGTGTTGTAATTCGTGTCAAACGTGTTCAGCGCCCTGTTGTAGACGTTCGAGTATTCGTTGGAGGCATAGTCCTCCCCAAACGCGTCCAGCGCCTTGGCGGTGCCTCCGGTGAGCACTGAGCCCCTGGCGGCTGCTGAATGCTGTAAGGCATCCGTACCCAACTTCAGTCTCGCCTGGAAGCCGGGGTCGTTTTGCTCGGTCAGTGCAGTGGGAGCGGTGAACGTTCCGGAATAAGGAGTGGTCAGTGACCCTTGGCCTACTCCTGATCCGTTTGCTGTCCCGCCGATCCCTAGACCGTACTGCAGAGCGTTGAGACCACTCTGTCCTGCCTGCAACCATGGAGCCTGTTGCTGTTGCGAGGTCTCGTACTGCTGCTTTTGGAAGTCGAGCGCGTCTTGTGAGTCCTGATGCTGAAGTTGGGCCGCGCTTTGGGCTGCCTGAGCCTGAGTAGACGCAGCATTTCCGGCAGCATTGGCACTGATGGCCGATCCTGCGATGCTCCCGGCTGCCCCGATTCCCCCGATAATCCCCAGCGTCGTTGCTGAAATCGCTCCGCTCATCGTCTAGTCACCAAGGCTTCATATTCCCCTGTAAATTCCTCTTCTGCCTGCTCCAAAGTCTCTGCATCTGTGCGAAAGGTCATGGTGATATGCGTCTCCTCCATGCCCACGAAAATCTGCTTTCTGCCTGCTTTTGCAGGGATGACGTTATAGCCCTCAAGCTCTATCCAGCCGTCGCCAGTGAAAACACGGCATTTCCCCGAGACAATCAACAGCGTAGGAACCTTGATCTGGGCACCCATCAGGACTATCTCTGGGCCAATCGTCACTGTTCTGACATACATTCCCGCATGCAAAAAGTGCTCGGTATGCACTTCCTCTTGCGGGAGGGTAAGCATGTGCTCCTGCACCTGCATAAGCTGGCTTAGGACAGCGGGCGATAGAACACTGAGTTGGTCTGCTGATATTTCTTGGCTGATAACACCCTCTCTAATTGCCCGCCAGCGGGAGATGAGTACAAAATGCCCTTACAGCCGACTTCGAGCGCATATTTCTCCAGTGCCAATAGCAGTTCCCGGCCAATGCCTGACCGTCTCGCATCCTTACTGACAAACAGCGTTTCCACTGTCGCCACACGTACCCCGTAATGGGGCAGAATGGGCGTCAGGACGTTCGCAAACCCCACTAAGCCACCGTGATATGCCGCGAAGCTCTGGAGCGTCCCTGCGGCCTCTAATGCGGCATAAATCTGAGGTTGCGGGTTGACTCTCCCAATGCCGGGAATAGAGCACTCATCGGCGTATTCCAGAATCAGCGGCTGGGCCTCTTCGCTGAGAAGCCAGTCGGCATAACTGACGCGCCGAATCATGTTGCTTGCACCTGCCCAATCAAGAGACCGTTTTGGAATGTCATCGAACCCTGACTTCCAAGCCCTGTGAGTGCCGCCGTGGTAATCGTCACTGTGATTCCGGGAGAAAATGCTGTTGCTATGGCAGAGGTCGCAAACGCCTGTGCATTCGCTTGTGCTGCATTCGCCTTGGTGGTTGCGTCTACTGCCGCCGCTGCCTGCGCTGTCGCTGCTGACCCTGATGGGTCAAACGCCGAACTTGGCTGTATCGCTGCCGTTCCTAGAGTGTTGCTCGATGCCCCTGCCGGGAGGATGACTGCGCCCTGCTCTGAAGTCGTCGCTGCGGGCAGACCAGCGGGCTTCATTACGCCCAAATCCGTCAAATGCTGGACGATGGTTGCTAGGGTTTTGCGCCCTACAATCGTTGCTAAAGCGCCAATCGGGCCTTGATAGTTCCCTGCAGGGTCAAAGGCTCCATTGACCGTTGAACCCACTGCCTGCATCCACCGAATAAGCGCATAGGTAGCTTTTCCATCACTGTCTACCAGGGGAACATTTGGCGTGTTATTCGATACGACTGAACTCATGATGCCCTGACAAAACCCTCAGTAATGCTGTAGGGAACTGGATCGGAAAAACTCAGCTCAAAGACTCGCCCATATCTGGTTTGGCCTAGCCGCTGCCATCTGACAAACGTTTGATACTGCCCGGCAAACCCAATCCCTCTGACGTGCTCGTTCGACCATGTATTTCCCGAATCGTCACTCCAGCGCAGCATGATCTGCGGAGGTCTATCGTTGCCGTCTCCGTCCTTAAGTGGCGGTTGGGGTCCGAGTCCTGCAGCGACCTGAAGTTTCAACTCGGGGAAATAGATTCGCTCTAACTCATTCATCAGTGTTGGAGCCCTTCGCAGTCTCCTGATCGTCGCCCCGTTGTCCGTTACAAAGGCATACACTCCCCCGCCCTTGTCGTAAGCCAACTTCATTTCGTACAGGTTGCCGGTCTGGTAATCCCCTACTAAATGCTTGCCGAACGCATAGACGTGATTCCACGACAGATGCGGGCCGAATTTACCATTTACTGGATTCCACTCTGCCCGCTTATGCCAAAGTCCTTCAGCCACGTCATAAACGAACGATGCATCGCTGTTCGGGATATAGAGAAGCCAGAATAGGTGTCCGCCATCCTGATAGGAATAAGACACCAAGTTGGCAAAGTCATCCTGCGACCATAAAGAAAGCCACGCTTCTACCGCATGCGTAGAAATTCTCTGCGGAGTATAGCCGTTGGCTCTCCAGCACATCCGCGCTCCGCGCTCATCCTCATTCACCCAAAGAACCGTGTTGTCGAGCTGGCAAGCACTGAATGTCGCCGCGCATCCTGTTTCGATAAACCCGCTTGGCGCTACGTCGAAAATCTCATCTGTCCCGGTGTCTTGATAGGGCTGGGCGTGTCTCGCTCCGAAAACCCACAATTCCCTATGACTGACCTCAATTGAGACGATATTCTCCGCAAACACCGAGACTTCATTGACCTGAATCCCCGGCCACACGGTTCCATCGAGAATGTCAGAGATTTGAAACTTATTCGAATCCTTGAAGCAAACAATAAAGTACCCATCCGAGTATTTGGTCTTTATTGGAACACCTGCGAGCGAAGCAGTTACGTCTACATACGTGTTTGTCGCGAGGGTGTAGCAGTAAGCCCTGCCACCAGCCACAATCAGCAGTTGAATGTTGCTTGCCGCTATAGAAACCGGAGCGCCAAACGTGTCCAGAACTCCGTCCATACGCGCAACAAAGCTCTTATCGGCCATGACTTCATAAAGAGTGTCCGCAGATGCCTCAAAAACTCTTCCATTGGCCTCGATTCCGCCTCTTGTCGGGCCATCGGTGAAGGTGCAGAACAATTCAAGCCCCGGAGTGCCGATATAAGAGAGCTTGGCTTGTGCTCCTGGGGTCTCAGCGGTCTCGGCATACTGGTTGATGCATTCTTCGTCCGCAATCGTGTTGAATTTGGCGGTGTAAGACGCGCCAATTAGGCCGAATTTACTCACTGGTTTGGCATTCCGCTGTAATAATTCCAGTCTCCCCGTCTATCGAGTCCCGGCATGCCCGCATCTGCCGACGATCCTCTGGGAGAGGCAATGTTGTTCGTCTGGATTGCCTTGATTGCCTTCGATTCCAACCGCAGGAGGTCTTGCGATGCGGTTCTTTCAAAGGACGGGCACAGACTCACTGCCAAGGGGTAGACAATCGCATCCCAATACGCCGGAGGCATGGAGAACGTCTGAGCGTAATCCGTGATCTGGCCCAGAATTGTCGCCATCTGCAGTCTCATGCCATTCGCTTGTGTGGGAATAGGCCAGAACAAGCATTGTCCATTCGGCCAATCAGGAGAGTAGTAGAGGTCTGTGGGGTACGTTGATGTAAGGTTTTTGACTCTCTGATCGGCCCACCATTGTTCATCGCGGATATTCAGCGGCACATCGACATTGGACGGGTCTTGAGTCAGCACCACGGCAGCGGAGATGATCTTGACCGGCCTCTGGTTTACGTCGAAGTCCTGTCCGGGCCCTATGGTGTGAGGTGAATGATTGGCCTGCAGCGTGAACAGAGAGAAGTTCACGTTGTAGACCATCGCTTCGCGGGCGTTATAGCGGTCAATCAGCCTTTGGAGCTTCTGTAATACCCACGCTTGATCGTCGCTGGACGGGGTTTCCCCGCCCGCCAAGGCCCCAATCTCCTGCATGGCTGCAGTGATGAGGTCGAGAGCCTTGACGGTGATGGAATTGGCGGTGGTTGGCATTAGACTGCGTTAGCTCCCGTAGTCGCCTGCGTGTTGTCGGTGATGCCTTCGCCCTGCGTCTGGGTCCAGTCGCCTGCGCCGTACTTCTCTGACCCGCTGCCCTGCGCTTCCGCCGCTACTTGGTCGTGCGTGGTCTTCTCGCCCTCGAAATTCTCCTCAGGCGGAACCACAGGGATGTGAGGTTCGAGCTTATAGCCCTTGCCCTCAGCGACAGCCTGCTCATCCGGGTTGTTCACCACGAGAGTTGCATGCTCGTGCGTCTTGTCCTCAGGATGGAGGTAGACCATCTTTGGGAATTCCTGCGGTTCGGTGACGTGATAGCCGTTGTGGAGAGCGGCGTCCAGCTCTTCCTGCGAATTGACCACTACGGACTCAGGACCGGGTGTTCTGTACACTCTCTGGGGAAACATTCATTTCTCCTTTTTGGTTGGGTCGTCCGTTGTCCAGCCAATGCGAAGCAAGGCCTCTAGCTCTTGAGGTGTGTTAGCCGTCAAGACCTTCGGCTTACCTTCGCGCGGGTAATAGACCTTCTTAGGCAACTTGATCCTTACGCGGGCGTCCGGGCTTACGGCGCGACTGCTCAAGCTGCTCTTGGAGGCGATTCGCTTCTGCCTCATACTGCGGAGACAGAGTCGGCGGCTGTTGGATTCCGCCGACCGGAGCCTGTTCGTCCCAGCCATCGTCAATCGCTTGGGCCAGCTCCTCTTCCGAATGCACGAGCATGGTCAGGTTTCCGTCGCCGTAGACCATTTTGGGGAACTTCTGGTACTTGTACGGCTCTTTGGGCGGGTTGTTGAGATCGATAGTTTTCATCGGCTGCCGCGAGACATCGTGATCTTTCACGATCTGCCGCATGCGCTCGATTTCTGCGTGGGAGAGTTCCATGTTCACTCCGTAGACAGCAGCTAACTGCTTTTGCCGCTGCTCTTTTGAAAGATTGGATGGGCGGTAAATTGCCGGTTCTGGTATGGGCATAAAAAAGTGGGGCGCTGAACAAGCCGCCCCAAGCTGCCTAGAAGACTACGGTTCCAAGGCTGTAGATCGTGATCGTGCCCAACGCGGTTGCGGTTGGGAGCGCAGTCACTACGGCCATGAAGGTCTTCTGGTTGTTCTGTGCGACCGTTACCGTATCGCCAGAGTTGAGAGTGATGCCGGTTCCAGCCACGAGGGTAATCGTGTTGGCCCCGGCAGACTTGTTCCTGACCGTGAAATAGACTGCCGTGCCTACCTTTGCGCCTTCGATAGCCTGAAGGATGTTGGTCGCGGTGTCTGTGGTGTAGTTCGCTGCGCCGGTGGGAATCCCGATGATGAAGCCACCGAGAATCTGCGCCGCAGTGAGGGTTTGATTCGTCCCAGCAAAGCTCGTGATGGTGACGATTTCGTTGATTTGCCCCGAAAAACTCGGAGACTGCTTCTCCGGGGTGTAGTCCTGAATGGGCTTGGGATTTGCGGTCTGCCCGAGAGTGGCGGATGCAAGATTTGCCATGGTTTACGCTCCTGCAACGGTGATGGCACCGTTGTCCTGGTAGAGATTGCCGAGCCCGAACAGTGAATCCATGCGGTTGACCTGCACCGACCGAACAGGGTCCCACGCCTTGACCTTGCGCACCGACAGTCCGGTGTCGGGGTCTTGCGCCACGCCAGCCTTCTCGACCGACTGCGGAACATACAGCTTCGCGCCGACGATTGCGAATGCCTGACGAGTCAGACCCAAACCAACCGTGCCAACCTTGCCATTGGGCGAGGTCGTACCGGGCCAGAGCGTCAGAGCAGCCGAGTTCGCGGGGAGCGCATCGACGTTCTGATACTGGCTGGTTGGGCCGTAGATTGGCGGCATGAAGTTCAGCACGTCCGCACCGCCGCCCGCAGCCGTAAGAGCCTGCGTGACGGTGAAGACCTTGTTGTATGCCTTGCCGGGGATTCTGCGGGTCATGGGATTGACGAGGTTCACGTTGGCGATGGAGAACTTGTCTCCAACGTTGAACGTGTCGCCTGCGGTCGCGGTGATCGTGATGGATGTTCCGGTTTGGTTGGCACCGTTCACCGTCACGCCTGCAGCCCAAATCCCAGCAGTGTGCGAGAACAATGACTGGCTCTCGTAGAACATGAACGCGCCCAGCTCACCGATCACGCCTTCTTTCCATGACTTCGTAATTTCGTCGGCGGGATGGAAGATTGTGGTGATGTTTGTTCCCAGAGAGGTCATCATGCTCGAAGAGATGAGCATGCAACGCTTCCCCAGCACTCCTGCGGCGTTCTCCTCAAGCCTCTGCCGTGCGGAGAAATAGGTGCTGACCGAGGTGGGGTCAGTGCCCAAAGCTCCAACTTCCATGGAGGCATTCTGGTAAGCCCAGCGAGCGCAACGGGAGTCGCACTCCTGCGCCAGAGCAGCAGCGGCAGGCTCGAAATACTGAGCCTGAAGCTCCGACTCGGAACGCTCCAGCTTGACTGCCTCTTCGTAGTCATCCCACTCGAAGGCGACCTGCATCCACTGGTCGAGATTGACCGGAGTCTGCAGACGGTTGATTCCCTGCGGATCGTAGCTCATGCCGTCAGAGACGGTGAACCGCTGCGGGAACTTGACGGTGACTTGAGAACCCGGCGCGAACTCTTTGGTGAAGTCCTTCTGCCAGGAACGGTTGAAATACTCCGCCACAATCAGCTTATTCAGCAGGAGGCGAAGTACCTGCATGGATACCCATGTGGTATTTAGAAAATTGTTTGCCATTGGTTACGCTCCGCGGCGTCGGGCGAGGTCTTTTCTGTTCTCTGCGTCAAGGAACGCTCGAACAGCTTTGGGATCGCCACGCTCGATTGCTTGGAAAGCGCGGTCCGCCTCATCCATCGGCCCGGTACCGCGAGAGCCGACTTCCAAGGGAGGTGCTGGTGCGCTTTCTGGCCCACGTTTGGCAGGAGGAGTTTTCGCTTCAGGCTCTGCGGCCTGAAACTGGCCTTTGTCATTGCGCGGTTTGGACAACTCAGCTTCGATCAGTGCTTCCATCTTGGCGACGTATCGGATTGCTTTGGTAGGGCTACTCTTCGCCATTTCGAGGAACTTTGAGGTTTCCGCCTCATCGCTGCCGATGGTGTAGAGCAAATCCGGCAAAACATCCGAGTCATTCAGGATGTCGAACACGTTCTGCGGGACAAGAGCCTCACCTTTGGGGGTAATGATCTTGCTGAGAAGCCCTGACTGAATATCGTCAAAGTTCTCATACCGCGCTCGTGCATCCTTCAGTTTCGCTTCGAGGGCACTCGCCTGCGCTTGTCGCTGCTGGTCAATCGACCTAAAGTAGTCCCGCGCATCCGCTAAGTGATCCACCATGGCCGCCTGAGCCTCTTCATAACTGGCATCGGGGTTGGCTTCCGCATACTTGGAAACCCACTCCTGCGCCTTGAAGCTCTTGCGGTACTCCTGGTAGTTCTGCGGGGCCTTGGGTTCTGGCTGTTTCGCCGCTTCCTTCGGCTTGCGGGCTTCCTCCAGGTCGCGTTCAACCTGCTTGAGTCGCGCTGTGAGTTCGCCAATCCGTGCTTCTGCGTCAGGCTTGCGACGCTCCTGCTTCTTTCCCGATTCCGGGTCGGGTGCGGGTTCTGGCTTGTCAGCCTCGGAGGTCACCTCTTTCGGCGGGTCAGCGGGGGCCGGGTCCGCAGGCTTCGGCTCGTTCTTGGGCAGCTCACCGGTTTTCCGCCATTCGACGTACTCAGGGCTGTTGCTGCGCGGAATCTCTAAAGTGGGCTCCGCGGCAGACGGGGCCGCGACTTCTAGCGTCTCTGGCATTGGTTTTCCTTTGTGCTCTTACGCCGAGCAGGCGAAAACTTACTCGGCTGGCTGCGCTTCTTGCTGTTGCGCCTGCAAGCCAGCCTGATTCTGTGCATTCTGGTCGGCTAACTGGCTTTGGTTATCGGCCTGTTGCTGGCCCTGCTCCAATGCCTGCTGATGCTGTTGCGCCGCCATATCGCGTTCGTGGGCTTGCTCTTGAGCCTGTAAGCCAGCTTCGTGCGCCTGCTCGTGGCCCTGAGAAACAATGTCGCTGAAGGTTTGAGTACGTTCGGACTCCACTTGCGCCTTCGTGCCAATCTCCGCGACGGCGATTTTGGTTTCGCGGTCCATCTGCGCTTCGGTGAGCCTGACTTGAGCGTCCTGCTGCTGTAAGGCCATTTTGCCCTGCATTTCGATGACCTTGCCCTGCTTCTCCAGCATGAGTTTCTGCAGCGCAGCCTGCATCTCCTGCATTTGCTGCTGCATTTGCGCGCCCTGCTGCTGCATTTGAGCCAACTGCTGAGAAGTTCCGCCCTGCTGTGGGCTGATAATGTCGGCAAGCTGATCGCCCAGAGGTCCGAGCTGCTTCAACCTGACAAGCAAGGCTAAGACCTGAGCTGCCTGCGGAGGCGCCAGAGGCAAGCCCTTCATGTTTTGCACGAAAGTATCGACGAAATCAGAGGCTTCCTGTCTCTGCGACTCGGTAGAAACTCCGGTAGAGATGGTTACCTGATAACGGCCTTTGTCATCTGCGATTGGGAAGTGGTAATCATGGCCATCTTCCTCAACTGGAGAGTCAGTGTTGATCTTGACGAGCTTATGTTTCCCATCTGCAAGCCTGACCGGTCTTTCGGTCTCGCCTAAATCCGTCTCTGCAAGCCAGCCATTGACGATTCTTCCGGTGAGTTTGATAGCTCTCTCATACGAATCCACCAGATGATAGCTACCAACAGACTGCTGGGATTGGATCTTCTCTAACGCGACTCCAGACTTCTGATTCTGCCTCTGCGCTGCAGTTGGGAGGGCGTTGATCCCCATCGCAGACATGATTGCTCTGCGGCAGATGTCCGTCCCTACTGAGTAAGCCGAGAAATCAGGCGTGGATTTCGCCCAGCCTAAAGGCATCATCGGCTGGCCCTGCCCATCCAGCACAGCATCCGGGTCTAACTGCAGATAAGGGTGAAAGACCTGATTCATAGTCTTCCATGCTTCCTCATCTGTCTCAAACTGGCCTTTCCAGCCAATGAATGAGGTTTTGGGTAACTGCCCGACATTCTCCAGCATGGAACTCATCACATACGCGAGAGCTTTTTGCGGGTCACGCGCCAATGAGACGAGAGAGAGTAGGAATCTTTCCGCTCCGCCTCCATAGTCAACCCACAACTCCTTGCCAAACACAGGAACAATCGGAATGTACGGTCCTGGTTGGGGGTCGGCCTTCCTCAGAATCTCTACGCCGTTCGTGATGTACTGCGTCACTGTGCGGGTATAGGTCTTTCTGCCCTTTTTGCCAACAGTCCTGGGGGTTTGCTTGATCTCCCAATACGAAGCAATCAGCAATGCCTTGCCGTCATACCAGAACGCAGCGTCTTCGCCAAAGTCATCCGCAGTAAAGCTTTTCTTCTCCGCGTCGGGATATTCGGCCTCAAAGACATCTACAGGAATGCGGTCCAACTCAAACGCCCAGCGAATGTCCGAGCCGTCCAGCTCTTTGAAGTCCGGGTCGATCACAATCGCGTCAGGATTCATGACCGGCAGAATCACAATCTCCTGCTCGTCCGAGTCATCCGCAACGTAGGTTCTGGATACTCTCCAGTAGCCCATATTGCGTTCTACAGCCGCTTGCAAGCCGTTCAGGTAGGCTTGGGCCGCATTACAGGCATACTCAATCGCCCTGATGCGATTCTCGCGGTATTCCGCCAGCTCCACCGTTGCCTGATCGCCTGCGGGGTCGATCTTGATCCCCCTTGGGGACATTCTGGCCGTGTTAACTACCGCATTGACATACTGGTTCAGCTCATCCGCGCAGACTGTCGGTCTTCCTTGACGGGCAGTCTTGTCTGCATCGTCCCAAGGATCACCGGAGACGTAGCGGATGTTCTTCTGGCCTTCTTCGCGGTTGCGCCGCCACTTATCCATGCCATAGCGGTACCTTTGGCGGATACGCTTTAGCAGCTCTTCGTTGTCAGGCATCGTCCCTTACGCCCATGCATGCGGGGCAGTGCTCAGTCATCGTCACAGGGTTGTAGACCCAACCTGCCCTGCGGGCTTTCATAATCACCGCGACAGGTGTTTCCTCGCCAATTGTGGGAAAAGACTCTTCCTTGGTGCATTTCGAGCAAGTCAGGGTCAGGGTTCTCTTGGCGATTGCCTGAGCCATAGCCTTCTGAGCGGTCAGAACGTCTTGTGCAGGCTTGAACTCCTGCAACGTCCCATCCGGCATCAGAGTTGGGAGTTTTTCTCGCTCTGCCTGCTGCTGGGCGTCGGCTATGTATACATCCAGAGGCTTAGCCCGGAACGTCAGATGGGGCCGCACAGAGTCATAGAAGCTCTGCCGGAACGATGGGTCTGTTTCGGTGATAAGCCTCTGGAAATGGGCATGGTCGCGTATGGTCGCAGACAGCGCAGCAATGGCCTCATTGATACTCAGAGGGATGCCGAGCTTTGCCATGATCTTCTTGAGAAAGGCTGAATCGCCTTGTATCTTGCCAAAATCAATCATTTGCCCAGCACCCGTGCTAGATAAGCAATCGCATTTTGCATAATTTCTTTACTCTCCCTCAGCAACCCGATTCCTTGATTGCACTTGTGGCATAAGAGCCCACGGACGGTTCCCGTAGTGTGGTCGTGATCCACAACGAGCATTTCTTGAGCGTCTCCACAAATCGCGCACTTACCAGACTGTGACTCGTACATGGAGCTGTACTGCTCCAAAGTCATGCGTGGATTGAACGGGACATATATCAGCGTGGAGCCGGTTCACTTAGACCGCTATGTAGATGAGCAGGTATTTCGGTTCAACAATCGCCACAATACAGAGGGCGATATGGGCCGCTTCAAGTCCGTTCTGAAAGACATTGTGGGCCGCAGACTCACATACGCAGAGCTGACGGGGAGGACGGCCTCAGCGGCCTTCTAACCCTTACCGCCGTGGGCGGGGGCGGAAGAAGGCTTCTTCTCAGCGGGCTTTACCACCTGCCGAAGCAGATCCTTGAATGCAGCGTATGCCGGGGGGATATGCTGCGCCGGTGATGAAGGTTTGCTTTTCATATAAATCCTACCGTTTCAGCGTTATACTTAGGCTGTGGGCCCCCGTAGCTCAGTGGATAGAGCGCACTCGTCGAACAGTTGAGGTCGTCGGTTCAAATCCGTCCGGGGACTCCACTTTACCTTGACAGATTATACAAAAAAGAGCATAGTATAAACATTCGACGAGTGTGCTCGGTGAACCCGACACAACGGAAACGGCCGAGGGTGGCGTAGACAACCTCCTCGGCTTTTCTCTTTTAAGTACCCTCTACGACGGGATCGAAAAGACCTGTCAACGCAGGCTGCTTTACCTCTGACACTTCCGGTATTTCCGGAGGCGGAGGCTCCGGTCTGGTGACCTTCAGCGCGTACTTCTCGATGATCGGATTCGCCAATTGCATGAGGTCGTTAGGACGCTTTCTCTTTCCGCTCCCATCGTATGTGTGCAAAGCGGTAGCTTTATATTGAATGGCTGTCGCTAGATGAATCGAATCCGGTACAGGGATTTTCACGCCGCGAGCCTGGTAGTAGTCGCGGATCTCCCGAGCCTTTATGGCAATTCTCGTTGTGCATCAACCCGCCCAACCAGTTCATCGCGTTCGCGTTCGTCGCCTGCAATCAGGCGCGTCACTTGAACATCGAAATCCTTATCGATTTTCACGCTTTGGTTTTGCTCGTTGGACACCAGTAAGCGAATTCCTCGTTTCGTCGTGGGCGATGCGATTGCCTTGAACGTTTCGAGCGTCCTAAGGTCTAGTCTCTCGGCATACCGATGATTCTTTCGCACAACGCGGAGGGAAGAGGCAAAGCGTCTCGATATGCGTCGTGGCAGAGCGGTGTATGCAGGCTCTCGGGACGAGATCGCTATTGTTACTTTTGAAGGGCTGGAGTGGCTTAAGCCGGTGACGCGATAGCGCACCGCGTTTTCCTCGCGGCGCAAGACGATACGCTCGGTCTGCCGGAGGGCATTCCGGATCGCAGTCAACTCATCTATGAATTCGCCAAGCTGGAGGTCGCCGCCTGAAGCATCGTCGCCTTCCAGCTCAACAGTGATGAAGGCGTCAGCCATGATGTGAGGCCAACTTACTCAAATCATGGTCGGCTGGCAATGAGCAAAAGTGTTAAGACCACTAACACGAACCTATCTGGTTACCCAAGTATATAATTACCGATATTCTCTCTATTTCGCTCTTGGTGGGCCTTCACCTGACTCAATATCTTCTCCCGGTTGCGCTCATATTTCTTTTTCGCCCGGATACGGTATTTCTCCGGGTTAGCTGCTCTGTCTGCACGCTCCCACGCCAATCGGTAGAGCTTTCCAGCTTCACTACTTGCCCAAGACGGCATTGGCCTTCTTTCTGATCTTCGCCGCCGAAGCAGGAGAGAGATTGCCCTTCTTGACCTGCTGCGAAGCACGGGCCTTCGCGTTTGCCGCATGAGCTGGGTCGGGCATGGGGTATTTCCTTGATCCAGGCAGGCCAAACTTGCTGGTCGGAATCGCTTTGCGTGCTGCTGCGTTTAGTTTCATCTCACCCCCATGCGGTTACAGGTCGCCTCTGCTGCTGTTTCTCTTGCTTCTGTCGCTCAGGCTCTTGAATGCCTACTGCAAGCGTTCTTAGTGCGTCTGCAGGGTGTGAGGCATCATCGTGCAGTGGTTCTCGTCTTGCCACACCCAAGTTCGTTGGCGGACCCCACTGGTACCTGCGGAGATACTGCAGCCCGTCAAAGCAGTTCTTTTCGTCGAAGTACAACGATGGAAACAGGGTTCTGACTGCATTAATGCCCTGATGTACTTCCAATCTGCGGACCACGCGGACTTTGAAGCCGTTGGCCCGCATAACATCTTCGATTGACTTGCCGGTCCCTAATTCTTTGGTTGCGCCGTCCCACGGCAGCCAGCAGGTTCCTAAGACATATCCCCACGTCTGCATTTCCTTAAGGTAATGCCCAATAGGTTGGTGATCGTCCTGAAAGTAGCGAATGACTCTGGTTTCAAATGGGGTTCTTTGCACTGCCCAGATGGAGACCCTGTCTCCATACCCGAGGTCGAAATAGGTGTCTACTGGGGTTGTAGCCAGATAAGGCACTTCCCGTATACGTCCTGAACGCTCTGCAGCCTGAATCTCTTGCTTGTAGATCGCCCCTTCGACTGTGGACCGCGTAGCACCTTCGTAAACATGGTGGTACGTGTCATAGTCCCTCTCTTTGAGGGTTTCGATCTTCTGGCGAGACTCCTCACTTAGCCAGTTGTTATCGCGGAAGGAAATCTTGCAGACAAACGACCCCTTTGGGGGGTTGATGACAAAGTCCTGATAGACCGCATCGGTCTCCAAGTCAGGATTCAGTGAAAACCATATCTCCGAGCCCTTTTTGCGGATCGTCGGGAGCAGGATTGTCAGGCTCCTGCGCGAAACAACCGAAGCCTCTTCCACCCAGCAGATGTCAATGGCTTCATAAGACTTCAGCGACCCAACCGTCTGCTTTCTTAGGCCGGCAAATACAAACTCTGTGCCGTTGATGCCCCGAATCTCCGACTGCAGAGGCTTGTAGAAGTCATCCAAGCCCAAATTGCTAATCTGGTCGGTTAGGAGCTGGTGCACTGACTCCCGAATGGAATCCATCGTTTCGCGAGCACAAAGGATTCTGAGAGGCTTCTGGGCGCCCAGGATCAGTAAAGCTCTGGCAATCGACCATGACTTGCAGCCATCACGCCCGCCATAAAGAATCTTGAATGGGTGCGGCTCGAACAGCTCGGCCAGCTTCTCTGGGAACTCCGCCTTGACCCTGTTACTAACTGGTAAACTTTCGCCAATCGCGCTCAAGGATATATTCCCGAGAATCCCCGCACTGTTTTGAATGGAATCAACACTTTGGCTGTTTACTAACTTCTAACATTTCAGCCTTGCGGCTTCGATTTGACGAATTCGACCGTGATTGCAGCCTGGATTGGGTTGCCATTCTGCCCACCAAGGTTCATATCTACCCTGTCGCCGTACTTCTTGGCATCCAACTGCCCCGCCCGCTTGAGCAGGGTCTGCACAATCAGCTTGGATCGCTCCACATTGTCAGCAATGCGAGTCTCAGCAAATGTTCCATCCTTGGTCTCTTTCACGGACTCGATCTTGCCGATAAGTGGTGTCTGTGCAATGATCTGCGCCCGGTCATGCAGTAATTCAGCCTGCATCTTTCTCGCGCGCGCGGATTGCTCCGCAAATTCAGGGAACTCGTTGAGCCATTTGTAGATCGTCGTACTGCTTACAGACGAACGATTTGCGTCTTTGCGTTCCTGCAAGACCTGCTCAAGTCCTAGCTCTGTCGTGGCTATACGCTCACAGATGAAGTCAGCTAGTTCCTGGTCGAATGGAATGCTTGGTCTGCCCACGGAGTTTAGGTCGTCGCAGGAGGAGTCTGGGGCTCCGCATCCTTCAGGTTCTGGTCGATGGTCTTCAAAGAAGCATCTGCGGTCTGTAGCTTGCTGATTGCAGAGGTCAAATCCACAGGTGTGCCCGCTGATTGCGCGGCCTTGAGTTCGTCGAGCACAGTCGAGACGTTGGTTGCTACATCGGTTAGGTCTGCGGAGAGAGAGTCGATTGCTGCGTTTAGATCGTCTAGTTGCGCCATGGTTTTCTCCTGGTTGGATAGGATTTGGGCGTTCTGATTCGAGATGTGCCGCAAGGTGCGGAGGATGAGAAGTGCCAGCACTTAGAACCTGCCGACAAGGATGGAGCCCATGTACGCCGCGAGTCCTGCTGCAATCAAACGTACGCGGTAGGGCTCTGGATTCCAGACTGCTGCAATAACGAAGAACACGAGCGCGAACACAATCAGGATGGTTGCGAGCATAGAGTCTCCAGTCGTGCCAGAGTGCTGTTTAC